GGTGGTCATCACAATCATTCTTCAGATCCCACGTGTCCAATATGTGAAGGACAAGGATGTGAGTGTCAACAGTCTTAGGATTTTGGAGTTTCGCCCAACATATCTTTTAATGATGGAGCAAATACTTTAACATCTCGTCTAATTTTTTCGACAGTTGTTGAAGTGTTTGGATCATCTACGTCAGCTTGCATAGCCTCTTCAGATTCGTATTCTTGACCTGTATCAATATTAGTTAGTGTGGTTTCTGTTTTTACTTTATATTTAGGAATCACTCTACCATCTTCTAAAGTTATTGTTCCTATTTGTTCAGCGGGTTCAATTATCGGCATTTTCTCTCCAATTAATATTAAAACTTAAAATAACTCTATCTTTATTAGAACTATTTATTTGTACTTCATGTTGTAACCATGATGGAAAAAAAATCAATGAATTTTGTTTAGGTTCCCAAGTTACGCTGTGTGCTAGGTGTATAGAAGCGTTTTTAGTCTTTGGGGGTGATAATACCTCTGCTTGTGGTTTTGGCTCTAGAAACACTAAATTACCGCTATTTTGAGGCACTTTTAAATAATATACTCCTGATAAATAATTGTAGGGATGTGTATGCACATTATTCCTAGATCCTGGTGGATTTATCATGCCCCATAGTCCTGTCATTTCAGGCACATATTTATCCTGCACGTCTAAATGTTTAAAGCATTCTTTAGCATTAAAAAGTATATCACCTACTGTGCTTTTAAATTCTTCGTCTTCGTAGAGATCGTCATTACTATGCCACCCCCCTACATTCGATCTCGGCATACCTTTTTCATCTCTGGCTTTTATTTCGTATAGTCGATCTATCAGATGACCATGACCTTTTATTTCTGTCATCATAACAGGTGTAATAAATAATGATTGTAAATCCATAATATACCTTTCTAAAGTTGACCTTTTGTAACCTCCATAAAGCTTACAATTACATGCACTTGATTAGCAGCATTTGCTTGTGCTTTTAAAACATCAGACTCTTGTAACACAAGAGGCTGAGATAATAATTCTGTAGTCGTGTTTGTAGCGACACTTTTAGCTTTAAATAATTCAAATGTTGCAGAAGATCTTAATACCTCTAGATCAACAAGTGTTGTGCTTCCAGAATCGTTACAAATTAAAATAGATTTAACAACGTCAGTTGTTGGTGGCACGGGTGGTGTAGCACCAGGATTAGCTGTCGGTACTGTTAATATGGTTGTTAGATCTGTAGTTGTTAGATCGACCATTGCGCTTTTAAAAGTATTAGCCAAGAAAAAAAGTCTCCGATTCTGTTTCTTCTTTCAAATCTTGTTGAAAGTTAGTATTAAGTAAAAAAACTATTTGTTCTAATAATCTAACCATTTGGTCAAACTGACTCGCATCGTATTCTTCTGTAGCGTTTGGTAATCTAGTAATATTTATTTTAGCCATTATCTTCTTCCATCAGGTCTTATTTGTAGTTTTTGTGAACCAAGTCTCCAAGGTGTATCATCCACACTATTTGTTGTATATCTAATTTTAACAGCTCTTCCCCTACCTCTTACACTAATTTTTTCTGTGGTGCTAGTTATAGTGCCACTAGTTGTTACATTAGCTGCTGATTGGGGATATTGCTCTAAAGTTAATTGTGCTGTCATTGTGTTTGTTAGGTTGTCAAAATCTGGTACTAATTTACTTACTGACATTAATTGATCTCCATCTGCTATCTCAACAGATCCTGTTTCTAAAAATGCTGTAATGGCTGATCCATCCGCTTGATTATTACCAGTTTCATGTTCAAATATAGATGAAGCCCCAGCAGTCAAACCTA